GCAAAGCAACCGATCGGTAGGTGTTGTAGTCAACTTCAGGGTCTCCAACCTGCAAGATTGGTGAAGTATTCAGTACGGCAGAGACCGCTTTCGTCGTTTCGTTAATGGTTCGTACGAAAGACCTGCCGTTCACCGCACTTGCCGAAAAATCCGACTGATTAGCCAAATCTGCCAGCGCGTATATGAGGTAGACCAGCCCCGTCGTGCCGCGTATGGCGTCGAACGTCAAAAGGTCATACGTGCCAAGGTTGATCTGGGTGGTGCTGGCGATGGCGCTCCCGTTCCAGATTGACAAGTACAGCCGCCTATCCCCCGCCCCGGACGACGATTCATTGACGTGAAACAGCCAGATTTCGTTCACTGAACGAATCAGCATCCGAATCTCAAGATTCGAGAACTGTGTCTGGTATTGCCAGTAGTTGAGGTGCGTGATGCCCAGAAGCTGGCGAGATACGAGAGTCGTGCCGTTTTGCTTGACCGACAAGTACACCTTGGTCAGGTCGGTGGTGGGTCGGGACAAAGACGCGAAGATCGTTCCGTCATCCGACCATTCGCCGCTCCAATAGTTCGGTGTATTGGTGGACGGCGTAGTGCTGCCCGTCAAGTCCCACAACGGAGAAGCGTCAGTGGTGACGTTCGGAACCGTAAAGCCTTGGGCGGCCTGTGACACCCCGTACTGGTTCCACAGCTCTGGAAGAGTAGCAAACTGCCCCTCTGGTGGATTGACGATGGTGTAAATACGCGAGACGTTTGACGGCCCAGAGTAGCTCGTCCACTCGGATGTGGAAAAGGCGATCCGCTTGTGGTCGGCCCGCAAGGTCATGTACATGGCCCCGTACGGCACATTGTCGTAAAAGTTGTCCTTGTATGCCCTAGAGAACAGGTAGTACGGCGTGTACCCTGGATAACTCTGGACTACAAAACGCAACTGAGACCAGATGCGCGGGTTCCCGGTAAACCCAGCCATAACGGTTACAGCGAAATAGTGAAGAGGCCCGCAGGCAGGCGGAAGATGTCGCCGCCATCCACAGGCTTCGGAGCGGTCAATGCACCGTACAGGATGATGTTCCCGCCCGTCGAGGCATCAAGCACGGCGGCGTAAGTAATCGTCCCCCACGCTGCTTGCGCGCTCTCCCAAGGCACTGCGCCTGAGACCTGAGAGAAAGCGTCAGTGGACTGCGTAAAGGTCAGCAACGAATCGTCGCGCAGTTTTTTACGGACGTACCCGACAGTCGTCACCTCATCCGCCGAAGCGACAAGGTTGCCCCGCAGAGCGATGTCGTTGGTGGCCTTGAAGAGGCCGATCCAGTAGGCGTTCGGGACAACGTAGTCCTCTCCGCGCAGCATCTTGTTCAGCACGCGATTTGCTTGATAGACACTGAGTTTTCCGGCCATTGTTTTCTCCTAGAAGTCTGCTGTAACTGTGAATAGGGCTTTGAAGGTATTTTCTCCGGCAGATGCCGGGGTCGTGTGTTTGCGAACCCAGAATGAGACTCCACGCCGAGGCGGTATACGCGCCCAAGCCAAAGTCGGGCCGAAAGTAAGACCAGCCATTCGTCCGTTCGGATCATGCTCTTCTTCTATCCGCATCGGCACTTGGATAGTGTCCCCATCCGTGGCTTGTCCCTCCACTGCCGTGGTGATGACGGCGGGCAAAGAGTTGATGGCGAACTCCGAGTACACCTGTGGGGTGCTTTCGTAGAAGAACGCCCCGCCCCAGCCTGTGGGGTCGAGAGCTTTGTGGTGTATCGACCTGGGTTTCTGCGAGGCGTTGAACCCCTGCAACGTCACGTCTGTCGTGTATTCGGACGCAATGCCTACTTCGTCAAGAGAATCGGTTGCCACGGAGAGAGTGACATTAGTGACTTCTTGAGAAGTGTCGTTGAACAGGTACAGGCACCGATACACCGTCTCCCCTTCCAACAAAGCGGTAGCTGATGGATTCAGGAAAAGAGTGTTCAGCCGGAACGTAACGTCAATGCCGATGTCTACCGAAGTGATGGCGGCAGAGTCCAGGCGAACGATGACGAAGCCAGCCTCTTTGGAGCCGACCGCGACGGTGGAGACTCCCGGCCCGATGGCTGCGGTGTACTTGTGAATGTCGTCCACCAAGACCAAAGAAACCTGCTTACGTACTGCGTCCACTCGCAATAGATATGAACCGTCAGCCATGTTCTGCACGGCCAGAACTTGCACCCCAGGAGCTGACGGTGATGCTACGAAATCTTGCCCCGCCAAGGGTGGGCCTTTCTTGCCGCCAATACTCAGCGTGGGGTTGTCGGCGGTGCCCGTCCCGCTGTAGTACAGATTCAGCGCTTCGCCAATCGCTCTGTCGGGGAAGGTAGCAAAGGCCCTTGCCCGGCTGTACAACGTCACCGACAAATCGTGTGTCTGCTGACGCCATGCGGTGATCTTTGAAATCGATTTCAAATCCGCAGAAAGCAATGTCTGCGTGGTGAGCGCGGCATTGGCGGTAGCGTGCGCCTTCAATCGAGAGATGAATGGACTGCCGTCTACCAGTTTGGCCGAAAGTAGTCTGGCCCGTGATCGTAGATCGGATACGAACCGAGGGCCACGAAGCTCTACGATTGCCTTGTATTTCAAAGACCCGGTGACGGCCCCAATAGGCATCTCCAGCGGAAGGTCTACGGAGAACACGACTTTGCTGGCTGGCGTAGAGACTACTGTGTTTTCTGCCGTAATGTCGGTCGCGCCGCCGTAGTAAAACCGCACATTGCGGGCCGTGGTTGCTCCCTTTGTGTACGTCGAGAACGGCTCGAATACAAGGATGTCGCCTTTGAGAATGCTGATCGACCCCGGCGTGCCACTGAAATACGAACCCAGAGTGGATTGGATGGAACTTGCCGCAGAGGGTTCTTTGGCTCCCGGCGCAAGTGTCTGTACCGGCTGAATGACACCAACAACCGCCCCGGTCGAAGGCCGCCACACGAAGACGTAGCACTGCTGTATGCAGTGATTCGCGTCTAGGTTGTCTTCCCAGTCCGCCAAAAAGTATTGGATGGCATCGCCGGATGTGGTGGGATGGTTGTAGGTGTAGTCCTCTGCGAACGGGGCCGAGAAGAATCTGCCGAACCGTGAAATCTTTGCAGTAGTGCCCGTCCCCGTGCCCATCGTCAAGTTGGCAACCGCCCGCCACTTGTACGGAATCATGAACCCTTCCGTAGTGACGGAGGCGGTAGGCGTGACGTTGGCGTAGTTCGTAGCCGCTACCGGGTACGTCCCTGGCTCCTTTGCGGACGCCGTATTCAGTGCGAAGTAGAGAGTTGTCGCCATCTCAATCGTCCAGACGAATGGTCAGCCCTGCCGCCACCAGACAAGGGTAGTACCCCGGCGACGTGTTGCTCAACTGCATAGGGCGCGGCAGCTCCCAATAACAGAGCACGTTGTTGCCTGTCGCATACCGCTGACTGTGCGTAACCAGAGCTGCATGGGTCACTATCTGGTTGGAGGTAGTGCAGATAGGGAAGTATTGGTCTGCTGCGGGTTGTGTAGTCCCCGAAGTACCCGAGGACGCGGCAGTAGTCCCCTGCGTCCCCAGGAAGCCTGCAAGGCTTCGTGCGATGGTTCTGCGGGCATACCCGGTATACGTCACTTCCTGTTCGGTGTCGTATGCGAAATATCCGCCATTCTCGTACGGCTCACTGACCAGAAGAGCAAGGTAGACGTTGCTGCCGAAGTCGCCCCAATAGCCATACCACGTCCCGCCCCGAAACATCTGGTCTATGAGGTCGTTGATGTAGTTCGGGGCAATCTTCGCTACAGGCATGAGTCACCCCACCAAGACAACGCCGATGGTCGCTTGTGCGATCGCCAGAGGCCCGTAGGACATGGGCGGCACCGTCCGCTTTTGCCAGAAGGCGACGCACTGCCCAGGAGCGAGGACTCCCAACGAGATACCGCTCGCTGCCTGCGTGGGGGCCGAGAAGGTCACACCTACAGGCGGCGTGTGGGCGTCAGCAATGCTTTGCGCCACGCCAGTAGTGATGCCGTCTCCGGGGCCTGCGGGGTCAAGACCCAGAGTGATTGTCTGCGGGAGCAGCGGTGGGGCGTGCAGATAGAGACGAACGTCATTCGCCGGGAGCGAGCTGTGGTTGTTCTTGAAGTACAGGCAACGGTACTGCTCGTCACCGATGAGCGCCATAGTGGTGTTGACTTGGCTGAACACCGTGCCGATCGGAGACGAGATTTCGATACTTTCAGTCTTGAAAATGGTGGGCAGCGAGGCGAAGGTCACTGTCAGTACCAGTAACCCGTCTGTCGTGCTGCCCACAGTGTAGGAACCGCTGGCCCCGATTACCGGAGAGTAGTAGGTAGTCGCGGAGCCGGGCGGTTTCCACCAAATCTGCTGCGTCGTGGGGTTGTACGCCAGCGAACCCCAGCCCGGAGCGTTGCCGAACGCCTGAGCAATGTAGACACCTGTTACGACCGTAGGCTGCAACGCAATCTGCGAAGCTATGGCAGCGCCTATGCCGCCACCCAGAGACTGGATGCCAGCGTCTTCGGCAAGGCTCTTGTGGAAAGAAACATTCGCAATAGTGATAGGCATACGTCCTCACAGCTCCCCGATGGGGAAATAAACAGGGCCGTCTATGGCCGCTTTGATTTCTTCTGGGCTTGTCACCAAGAAGTTGGTTGGCTCTCCCGTGTCCGGGTGTGGCAATTCTCCGCTGAGAATGAATGTCTTGTCCTCGCGCTGGCAGAAGGAGGCAGATTCGGTGTTCTTGTCGTGGTAGAGAACCTCCATGCCGTACCAGCTTTTGCGATACAACGGCACTTCTCGCGGGAACCAACAATTGACCGGCAAGTTCCCGATCTTCCCCTGCGCCCACGGCTCTGTAGAGTCCGGGTCGTTGTTCTTGGGTCTGGCCCCGATCCATGAGGTGGCCGCCCATGTCCACGGGCCTTGAACCCACCCAGGTTCAACAAAACGGGTGTGTCCCGTGATGATTTCCCAGGTGGCCTCCGCGCTCGCGTCAGGGTGCCAATTCAGGCGGTGGTGGTAGGTGGGCCGCAACTTCTTCTGTACCTTCTCGCCCTTCAGAATCGCCGCCACACTGCTGTCAGAGAAGTTCGTATCGTACGTCTCGTGCGCAGAGGTGTTCATCGTCCCCTGCATCGGCCAGTCCTCGAATTGCTCAAGTCGAGTACATATCAAACCCCCGGCCCGCACGTCGAGATGGCGGATGTACTGCATCTCGTAGAGCCGCAGGAAGATAGTGTGATCGGTGGGGTTCGGCGGCAGTTCCATGAACTCGGTCTGGGTTTGCGTACTCGCAACTTCCAGATTGATCCGGTACTCCGTACTTCCTTTGCGAAACGACAGGTACGTCCAGGCGTGGCCCGCCCACCAACAAGACGCCGTGTGATTGCCTACGGTCGCCTTTGGATCAACTCCTAGCCCAAGAGGATTACTGTACCTATAACCGAGTGGGTTATTTATCCAATTCCTGTAGTACGGTGGCTGGTTGAAAGGTATGCCCTGATACAGGTCTTCATCTTTACCGCACATGTAGTCCTGATTCATGCGGTAGTAGACATCGATCACTACCTTGACAAGAATCTCCGTGTCGCCCTCGTAGTCCACCGCAACTACCTGCTCGCCTTCGCAAGTAGCGATCACCTCCAAGTTGAACTCTTGCCACTTGTGCGGATAGCCCTGGCTGTCAGGCGGGCTAGTCCACATGCCTTTGTCTGTCAGGTTCCCTTTTTCCTCGAACTGGAAAGGTTCGCTGTTCCCCATAGGAACCATAGAGACTGTCGCATCAGAGATAACGAGCTTGAATCTGTCGCCCGCCTGTTCTTCTTTCGTCTCACCGTTGACGATGCACTCCTTCATCTTGTACCGTATGCACTGAGCCTCGGTGCCGGACTCGTTGAAGAACCACGGGGTCTTGGGGTTGCGGTATTCGGGATCGATCGTCACAACGCCTACCAGAACCCAGCCTTCCTTGTACTCCTGGCTGGCGAACTGTGCGAGCTTTGCAAGAGCCTTTTCGTCATCGCCATACACAGGCCCGCCCGCGACTCTGCGAAGAACTCGCTCGCCTTCGTCCGTTCGACATACAACGATCAGGTACATCTTGTTTGAAATCGATTTCAAACATGCGCCGAGCACCGGGCCTGGGGCGACACCTATCAATCCGCCTTCCATGTAGACGTTGCGATGCTTCGAGTCTGCGCCATACACAAAAGAATCAGTAGCAAAGTGGCGAGTCATCGGGCCGTGGTACGAAATGATGTACCGCTTCGCGTCTTCTTTGTTGGACTTCTTTGGGCCACGCCAAGAGATTTCCCCGTATTTCTGCGCGTTCTTGTGACGACGAATCTTCCACACGCCTTTCTTCTTGTCAACCATCGCGGCTTGGTTCGGCCCGCCGAACGTGCCGGGCGTGATCGGGTTGCCCTGCGCATCCTTGTAGGGCTGACCCCACCCTGGAACGTGGATGTTGTTGCGCGGTACGCCGATGAACCCTTTGAAGGTCGGGGCTTCGTAGCTCTTCGGTGTGCTGAAGGGGCTGACAAAGTGCCCACCAATAGGTTTCTTGTCGCTCATATCGGAGTCCCGAAGTCACCATCGTTGCGCATGATGCCGAGCGTGATGTCGGCTTTCTTTTTCAACTCAGGAGTCAGATTGGGGGCAGAGCGCGTAGACCAAGTGCGCGCCGGGGTTGCGCCAGGGCGGAATTCCTTTCCATCCAGTTGGATAGCTGCGGCAGAAGGTTCTTTCTGCTTGTTCAAAGGTTTCGGGTTATCGAACTTCAGTATTTCGATACATCCTGCCGCGTCACAGAGCGTCATCTGGTGGACGACTTCAACCTCCAGCACTGCGCCGCCGTAGTCTTCCGGGGTCTGATCCTTGGCTAACATGCCCTCTTCGGTCACTTCTACGACTTCGATGACGCGGGAGTATTCGACCTTGTTGTGATACAGAAGCATTTAACGGCCCCGCCTTTCCGGTGCAGAAATGGTGATGCTCTCGGTGTTGCCCCAAGCATCTGTTGCGGTGAGAACCACAGGCGGGAACCATGTACCGTCCCGCTCCCAAAAGACATCTATGAATGTGCGGCGCGTGTTATAGGTGGCCCGCACTTGTCCGCTGACCGGCACTGCCACGCCTACCGAAGTGGCAACGATTTCGTTGGAACCTACGGGCCGGGAGCCGGTGATCTGGTACGCACCGTAAGAGAACCACTCGGCCAGAGAAACGATCGACGGGGCCGTAGCGAACTGGAAAATTCCGCCGCCCATTGCCTTGCTTGTCACTCCACCCACCTGCTCTACCGTGATCCCGTTGGCTGGAGGGTACTTGACTGACGCACTCTGGGAGCCGACGAAGTTGACTGTCTCCTTCAGCTCCAGAACTTCGTCTAGTGCGTATTGGTTAGTTTTGACGAAACCCCGGCTGACAGAGAACGACACGCCCGCGTGCGGGGAGTACACAGCAACCCTCGCCACTGCGGCCAGACCCGGAATCTGTTGCGTAGAGTGCGTGAGCGAGATGGGGAAGGTGTCGTCTAGTTCGAGAACGATCTTCTCGCCTGTGGACTTGTCATCGCCGCCGAATCCGCCCTTCTTGTCTTTCCTGTCAGGGTCTTCGTCCTTGGTTGGCGGATTCAAACTCAGAGAAACGGATTCTCCGTTACCTACTTGCGTAGCAATCAGTACCAGTGGCGCGAATTCCGAGTCGTAGCGCGTGTCATCTTTCGCGCCAGGAATCTTGCGGAACTCCGTAGACAGTCTATGGAACGTGCTGTTGTACTCGGCTTGGATGGTGCCGTAGAACGGTTTGTTCGCCTTGAGGGTTCCACGGGCTGTATCGACCGTGAAGCCTACTTGGCTCAAGGGCTCGCCCGCAAGCCCTATAAGCCTTCCCAGAGGCGTCAGAGCGACGTTGGAGACGACAGGGGTAGGGAAGCTCGCCTCGTCCCGCCCCTGGAAGGTGATGAACTCCAGCTCGTCCGACACGACATTGCGGTTAACGGTCTGTACTGAGTAGCCCGAAGTGGAGACGACGCTCGGCGTCTTGCCCACGAAATACATGCGGGCGTAGCCGGTGCCGTACGGTGGCTTGATGCTATCTCGCTCCAGAACTATTGCTGGCGGCCCCAGGTCTTCTGTCTCGCCCGCTTGGTACTCAATCGAGACGCTTGATCTAACGACTTCAGCCATACCTACTCCAGTGAAATCGATTTCAAAAAAGAAAGGGAGACCCTTTCGGCGTCTCCCTGTGTATCAGTGAGCGGTCGGTTACTCGGATTCGCCATCCACTGCCACCGACACCTTGTTTGCCAAGATGCTGTTCGCGCCGGGCGGAACGGTACGTTTGTACCAGATAGGAATCGCTGCCGGATGGGTGCGGAACTGGATGGTGTTGCCGTTGGCGTACGTGCCGCCGAAGCCCGCAGAAGGCAGCGTGAAGAAGGGCTTGCTGAAGTTCGGGTTGGCGGGCACGAAATTCGTACCGATCGTGCCTGTGCCTATTGCGCCTACCGTGTCGCCGGAAGCCGTATACGTGGTGCTGGAGGTGAACGTGAGAGTCCACAGTTGCTCGATAGACCCCACACCGTGCGGTACGACCGGATGGTTCACCGTATCGAACGTGCCCAGAGCCGAGGTGATGGCGAAGTCCGTCACCGATGCCTGCACATCCGATGGCGTATACACGCTGGAGACATACGTGGGGGAGGCGGTTTGGAAGTTGTAGGCCAGGGGCGTGGTCGTGAACGTGAGCGTGGCGACGTTGCCGCTGTACGTGGCGTCCGACGCCAGGACGAGGAACTGTTCGTTGCCTACCCCGTCCACCGTCTGGCGGTCGCTGATGCGAACGGTCATACCGGACTTGAAGAGAGCATCCACCGCGTTCTCGACCAGAACTTGGCAAGTCGTAGCCCCCAGCCCTGCATCGGCGTTCAGTGTGCCAGCGCCATACTGCTGTTCGGTGCCGGTAATACCTGCCTGGGTGTTGGTTTGCGTGCCTGCAAAGATCGTCACGCGATCGTCGCCGGGCGTGGGCGCTACGACATAGACCTTCGGGGCGATGAGAGCCAGCCCGTCGTCATTGGCGACATGGATGAACGCCTTGCGGTACTTGGTGCTGCCCGTCACACGCTCCGCTTGCGGGACGTTGGGGAACAGATTGTTCTTGACGCCGCTCGGGATGGCCGTAGCCGTGATCCGCCCGCCGTTGGTGGCGAGGTCGGAGACTTCGGCAGGACGACGCCATACCAGTTCGCCGGAAAGGATGCTCATAGATTTTCTCCAATCAAGGGTTGTATGTGACCAGCTTCAACGTCAGCGTACACATGTCGTCATCCTTGGGCGTACTGCGGGGAATCAGCAGCTTGTGGGTGAGGACAGGTGGCTCGAAATGCCGAAAGGACACATCAAAAGACTGCGCTCCGAGCTGCAAAGTATAGCTGCCGCCTGCGTCTCGGGCCATAGCCTCCAGCAAGCGAATCGTAGCGATCGTGGCCCAGCCTTGGTCATCCAGCGACGAGAGCGTGATGTGGGCCGGGCCAGTGTTTTCTCTGGAGTAGACATGGGAGCGCCCGCCCAGCGTTTGGCGGACTTCCTGAATCACGCCCGTGTACTGCGAGCGTTCTTCCCACACCAAGCCGCGAGGCAACGCTACCGATCCTAGAAAATTCATGATCCAGACTCCATGCTCTTGAGTGCTTTAACAAATTTAGCGGCCTGCTGGCGTTCTGCGAACAGAGACACCTTCTCGTTACCGACATTGAGATTGATGTCCACGACATCTCGGTTGGTCGGGCCGCCGATACCGCCCCCCGCGCCCGCCAGCGCCTGCTCAACCACAGGTAGCGAACCGGAAAACGGGGCCGCTACCGGGCCGCCAGAAGCGAAACGAGGAATGCCTACGTTCTGCATCTTGGACAGGAACGACGCAGCCGTGCCGCCTCGCGCTGCCGCCTGCAAGCCTGCAAAGAACTTGCTGCCGAAGCGGGCCGTCGTAAGCGCGTCAATGACGTATTCACCATTGGATAGCCACGAAAGAATGCTGTCGCTTGTGCCCGAGCCTGGGCCTCGTACGTGCCCGCCGCTTGCAAACGATTTCAAAGTCTCGATGAGACCGCCACGCGCGTAACCTCTACGCCCTGCGGCGTCCGAGTAATTGCCCCGCACGTTGACGAATATCTCAGGCTTCATGTTCTCGATGTCGGCCTTCATCTTGTCCAAAGATGCGCGAGACGCGAGCACACCAAGCTCCGGCTTTACTTGGTTCTTGACGGCCTCCGTCATAGCCGTGAGAGAGGCTGTCGAGAGCGTAGCGGACAGCTCTACGTCCTTCTTGGCAACCGTGCCCACGATCGCGGCCAGTTCCGCCTCGATGGACTTGGCTGTCTTTTCTTGGTCAATCGTGAGCGGAATCTTCAGGTCTTTGGTTCCATACTGAATAGCCGTCACCGCGTCACGGGCGGCCTGCTGCATCCGCTCCTGGTTGATAAGACTCCCGCCCGTCGCCGCTTGAGGAATAGCCTTCGCTGCATCCGCCACAACTTTGGCGTAGTCCTTGGATGCCGCTGCGGCTTCCGCAAATTTGCGGATCACAGCATCCATCTCCATGCCGTGAGACCTACCAAACGCCTCAATAATGCCCTGCGCTTGCTTTATCGCAGTGCTCATGTTCGACGCCAGCTCTCCGTACCTCGTCGCCATCTCCGAATAGGTTTTTTGCACTTCAGGCAAAGCGACGCGCATGGAGTCCGCAATTTGCGGGCCAAGAGCGGTGGAGATGTCGCGGAACTTCTTCAGAGTCTCTTCCGGGATAACCAGCTTATCCCCGATAGGCTGGATGCTCGCCAAATCCTTCGCCAGCTTCTCGGCTTGCTGTGCCGTTTCCTTGGCCTTGATTTCGGCGTCTTCTCGTGCCTTCAGAGCCTTGGAGCGGGCATCCAGAGAAGCAGACGGGTCTTGCAGAACCTTGTTCGCGTCCTCGATAGCTTTGACCCACTTGCCGGTCTCTTGCACCAAACGCTCGAAGTCTGCAATCTGCGGCTTAACGTCCCGCTGCGCCTTCTGTAGGTCAACGATACGTTGCTCGTTCTCACGCTTCTTGCGGAACGTCTCGTCCAGCGAGAACATCTCGCGGGCCAGAAGCTCCTTATTCCAGCCATACCGAGCCTGTACAAGATCGCGTTCCTTGTTGTACTCGATGTCGATATTGCTGAGACGCTTGCGCAAATCGGCATCCAGAGACTGGTCAGCCTTCCAGTTCGACGCCTTGCGCTTGGTCTCTTCCAGAGTCTTGTTGAAATCTTGGAAGCTCTTTTCGGCATCCCGTGCGGCCCGGCGCGTGTCTTCCAGCGCATTGGACATGGCGTTCTTTGCCTTGTCCGCGCTGGCCTGGGCTTGCGTCTGCAAGTCCGTGTACATGACACGCAGCTTCTCGGAGACGGCAATCGTTGCGCCTGCCTGAAGCAGATCGTTCGCCGTGATCTTCGGCACAGCCTGCCCGCTCTGGGCGTTCACGCCTCGATACAACGCCTCTACGAGGTCTTTGCCGATCTTCTCTGCTACCGCCGGGTCAGGAGTGAGGTTGTCCTGAACCGACTTCATGAAGTTCTTGAGCGCAGCGTTGTTAGGCGAGAGCATGCTCACTTCGTCAGCCAACTCGCCCATGCGCTCCTTGGACTTCTGCGCCGCTGCCTCCAGCTTAACCAGCTCTACGGAGAGTTCACGAGCCTTTGCAGCCCCGTCCCGCCCGCCTGGGGCCTTGTCTGCCGACTGGTCGGCTTGCTTGGCCTCCAGGGCCGCCTGAGCGGCCTTCCACTCGGCTACTGCGGCAACCCATTCCTGAAGAGCGTACGCGCCGCGCATATAGCCATCGCGTTGCTTCAGCAAAGCATCATCTGCGCGAATGGCGCTGGTAGCGAGCGTGCCCATTGCCCGTTCGGACTCCAGCTTTAGCTTTACGCTGCCATCGCGCAGCTTCTCGATGGTTTCATCGATAGTAGCCAAGCGCGCTGCGTAGTTCTCCACACGCTTGGAGTTGCTTTCCTTGAACCAGTCACTGGAGTTAGCGAGAGCGCGCTGCGCCTTCTCAAGATCGCGGGCCACCGCCGTGCGCTCTTCTTCCAGAATCTTCAGATCGGATTGCGTCTTGGCGAGCTTGGCGTATCCAGCCAAGGTAGCGGTAGTCCCTTCACTGATCTTGTCGAGAGACGACGAGCCGTTCTTGCTGAAGTCCAGCAAGCGCATCGCGGTAGACGCATCCGACATCAGAGATACCGTGTCTTTCAGCTTGTCGCTGAACGAACCCGCCGCTTTAGCCAAAGCCTCGTAAGAGCGTGACTGGCGCTCCAGCGCCGCCGTGGTGTTCTTGATTTCTCGATCCGACTGCAACCATTCCGGCAAATTCTGCTTGTTGCCGCCGAACATCTCCCAGAGATTGCCGATGGCGTCTTTCACCTTGTCGAGAACACCTAGAAAACGCAATGCCTCAATCGCCATCATGGCGAAGAACACCCAACCCACTAGGCGGCTTGCGAAGGCAACGATCCCGCTGAAGGCCCGGCCCACCAACGACAGGACAGAAGCCGTGGCTACTGCCGTCTTTGCGATACCGGAAAGCCCCGCCGTCGCGGCAGTGCCGAGGCCGAGAGCGGCCAAAGTTGCCTGCCTGAGAGCTAGGGTGAGAGACACAACTCCTGTGCGCGCCGCCGTAAGACCGCCCATACCGATTTCGGCTACGGTGACGGCCAGACGAGCAGCAACTGCCTGCGTGCCGCGCAAAGTAGCGGTAAAGCCTGTCGCTCGCGCACTGCCTTGCGTAAAGGCAGCGGCCAGTCCGACGCCAATCTGCTGTGCCGACATCGCTGCTGCGCGCAGGCCAGTAACCAGACGACCTACAAACCCTTGCGATCCGGCCCCGCCAGATGAAAATGCAGCGGCCAAGGAAGCCGCGAACCCCATGCCCGACGCTTGCGCTGCGCGGAACGCCGTCACCATGCCTACAGCTCCGGTAGACATCTCCGTGATGCGTTGGTTCGTGGCCGCGAATACCGCGTTGAGGCGGGCTGTCCGGTTGTTAACTCGGTCGATCGCCAGCTCTGCGTTGGTTATGGCAGGCAATGCCGCCGTCCAGCGATTGATGTCTGCCTGAATTCGTGAGGCAGAGCGACGATTGCCAGCAGCGTCTGCGGCGTCTCGCCGGAGTACAGCATCAGCAATCGCCGCCTCCAGCGCCGCACGAGACCGAAGCGCTCGGCCTACGGCCTGACCTGCTGTTACGAGGTCGCGCTGTCGCGCCGCAAGTTCCGTCGTCTGCGCAGCAAGACGCTGTACCGTCCCCGTCTGGCGTTCTTGCAGGCGCTCAACAGTGACAAGGTTTTGAGCAAAGTTGGTTGCGCCCTGAATACCTTTCTGGAACATGCTGCCCGAACGGGCCGACAGGGCTTCTTGCTTCTTCCTCTGCTCGTCGAAAGCACGATTCGCTTCCTGAGCCGCCTGGGTTGTACCGAACAGAGCAGTAGTGAATCCTCGATAGATACCGCTCGCTGCCGCAGTCTGCGTGTGCAGGCGAGTCATGTATCCGCCTACCAAGCTGAGTGCCTTGCCGAAGGCAGCAATAGCTCCTATGCGGATGACGGACGACCAGTCGATCCCTTCTGAAATCGATTTCACTCCACCCAAGAAGTACCGCATAGCAGACGCGGCGTCTTGGAAGGCAGCAACAACATCTCGCGCACCCGCCGCCAACTGCGCGCCGACATCGGCCTCGCGCATAACCGACGAAGCCAGTTTCAGGAAGTCCGTCAAGGGCCGAAGCAGCTCATCGCCAAGCCCCATAGCGGTCTTGCTGATGTTGTTGACAAACACCTGCCACTGCGCGGATAGACCGGAAAGAACGGTCTGCTGTTCCTTGACGGCAGAATCGCCCCTCTCGTAGGCTTCCGCTGCCGCTCCGGCGTGCTTGGCGACAATGTTTGCCTGTTTCGCCTGCTTCTCCAGCGACTCGATCATCTTGGTCTCGAATTCGAGCTGCTGTGCCGTCAGCGTGCCTCGTACTCGATCCAGTTCATTCTTGCGAGCCTGTACCTGCTCTTCCAGAAGCGTGGCGCGCAGGCGCTGATCCTGTAGCTTGGTGACGGCCTCGAAGATACGGCCACCGCCCGCCATTTCGATCTTGGCGACAGCCGCCATAGCGGGCGGCAATTTGTTCAGCTTGTCGAGGAACAGATCGAGAGCTTTCAGGCCATCGCCCTGGAGCATCTTCGTCCACTTCTCAACCGTCATCCCTTCACCGATAAACGACGCGAAGGTCTGCGCCTGCGCCCGCATGTCGGCAAAGATTTTGGTGATCGTCGTACCTGCGGTTTCCGCCGTAAGGCCCAGGTCGATCATGGCGGCGGAGAGTGCCGTTGCGCCAGACAGATTGACGGCCCCGCCCAGATTACCAATCCGCCGCACCACGTCGAAAAGCTGCGTAGCCGTAGCGGTAGAGGTGTTGCTGACTTCGTTCAGCGCAGAGATGACGTTACGGAACTCGGACTGTGGAACGTCGAAGATGGTGATGAGCTTGCCCAGGCTCATCGTGGCTTCTTCTGCCGAAATGTCCAGAGCGGTAACGGCCCGCGCTACTTCTTCGGTGAAGGAGAGAAGGGCTTCAACACTGCCCTTACCAATGCCGAGCTGACCGCCCGCAGTCGCTATCTTGGCGAGGTCTTTGGCCGAGACGTTGATTTGCGTGGAGAGGTCGGACAAACCATCGCGCAGTTGCTCGATTTGCTCTTTGGCGTAGTCCGTGGTCTTGGCAGCTTCCAGTAGCTCTTTCTGGAAGCGTGCCGATTCGAGAATAGGAAAAGCGATCACTGAAAGCGCCGCGAGGGCCGACGAAACGGCCCCCACGAAGCGGATCACTCCAGACTCGATCTTTTTCAGCTCGCCGGAAAGGTTGTCCTTCCCGTCGATCGTTACTGTGAGCTTGTTGTCGTCAGCCATCCTCTTTTCCTTCGTACGAGTTCTTCAGGGTCTCGAAGTGCTCTTTGCTTGTCTTTCCGCTACCGAAGACCGAAGCCACGGCGTTAGAAGTGTCAGCAATGTAGCTCATCCGATCCCTCGAATCCAGGCGGTGAACACCTTCCAGATACAAGTAGAACACGTCCAAAGGAAGATCGTAGATTGTCTCTAGCGGGATGCCTCGGCCCGCCAGAGCGAGGATGTTTTCTATCAGGTACTCCCCGTCCCTGACATCCTTCTTTAGTTTGCGGCCTGGGCGCGGACGGCCTTTGCGAGACCGAGAGCCGGGAGAACCGTCTTCGTAAAAAAATCTTGATTCAGAAGAACGATGGCATTGATGAGCGCAATGCTGTCGGCAGGGTCGAGGTCATAGACCTGTTCCTTGGTCAGCCCGGCCAGAAGCGGAATGAGTGCTACCACATCGTCATAGTGATTTGAAATCAATTTCAAAATCACCTCGGGCGAACCTTCGATGTCCAGATTGGTGGCCCCGCCGCTTCCCTTCAGGTCTTCCAGAACTTTGGAGATGAGGTCGATGACCGGCTTGAGGGTACGCACCGACACCTTGTGCAGTTTCACCGTCTCGCCAGACGGCAGAGGGCATTCGTTGTTCTTGAAGATTGCGTCCAGAACTTCTTGAGTCGTGCTCATGTGTTACTCCGTTTGTTGAGGTTTACCGCTCGCCAGAACCCGCATCTGGCGGCCCGGCCATTGTACCTGCCCGGTCACTTACTCCAGGCAACAAAAAAGGCCCCGAAGGGCCTTTCCTGTCTTTCGCTACAACCCAGAACGGGAGTCAGACGCCCAGGTTGCGTTGCGAGAAGAACTTGCTGCCGGTGAGGCGGGTCGCGTCAGCGAGCAGCGTGCCGTTCAGCTTCACCGAACCCAGCTCTTCGTTGATGAGGCCGTAGTCGGTCATCGGGTCGAACTGCGCACGGAACAGATCGACGATGACGCGGGAGTCGTCGATCGTGTTGATGCCCTGGAAGCGCAGCCAGCGTTCGGGGGCTGCGGCCTTGGTGAAGGCATCCACCTTGTCGTGCGCGGCGTAGGTGTACGACACCTTGAGCGTGACGCCGGACGAGGCCGTGGCCGTGGCGATAGCGCCACCGACAACCGGCTCGATGGTGCCGTTGATCGCGTCGAGGATGTAGTCGCCGGGCACGGACGGGCTGGCCGGGTTGTACTGCACGTAGGTCGTGGTGCCGGTGCTGTCCTTGACGACCACCGTCGAGACCTTCGGATGG